CTGGTTTTCCCAAATACTATGCTAATTGGTATGAAAACGTTTTAGCTTTTGCACCTATTCCTGACAATACTTATTCTATTCAAGTAAATTATATCTTGAAACCACCTCAATTATCGGCTAGTAATACGAATACATATTTAAGTCAGTACTTTCCCAACGGACTTTTGTATGCATGCTTAGTTGAAGCATTTAGTTTTCTAAAGGGGCCAAATGATCTCTTGCAATTATACGAAGGAAAGTATAAACAAGTTTTAGAAGGCTTCTCAATAGAACAAATGGGAAGACGAAGACGTGATGAATACCAAGCAGGTGTTCCTCGTGTTGGAAAACAATAAGGAGATAAACTATGGCTATAACACAAGCGATCGCAAACGCGTTTAAAAAACAACTATTAGAAGGAGATGCAAATTTTGCTTCTGGTGGTGATAAATTTAAACTAGCTCTTTATACTTCTTCAGCTACTCTAAACTCAGCTACAACTGCTTATTCAGCTTCTAATGAAGTTGGTGATAGTGGTCAGTACACAGCAGGTGGTGGAGCTCTGACAGGTCAAACTACTTCAATTGCATCAGGTGTTGCGATTGTTGACTTTGCAGATTTATCATTCACTGGTGTTACGCTAACAGCTAGAGGCGCTTTAATCTACAACACATCTTCTGCAGTTACTAATGCAGCAGTTGCAGTTTTAGATTTTGGAGGAGATAAAACAGCTACATCAGGAACTTTTACAATTCAGTTTCCGGCGTTTACTACAGCAGCAGCTATATTAAGAATTTCTGGTTAAGGAGAACTAAATGGCATTAGTTGTAAATGATAGGGTTAAAGAAACCTCTACCACTACTGGTACAGGTACATTCACACTTGCAGGAGCAGTTTCTGGGTTTGAAACTTTTTCTACTGCAATAGGGAATACGAACACAACATATTATTCTATAGTAAACTCAAATGGAGAATTTGAAGTTGGTTTAGGAACTGTTGGTGCTGGAACTTTATCAAGAGATACAATTATATCTTCATCAAATAGTGACGCTGCAGTAGATTTCGCTGCAGGAACTAAAAATGTATTTTGTACACTTCCAGCTTCTAAAGCCGTTATCCTTGACTCAAGTGGAAACATTGTTGCAAACAATGGATCTAATTTAACAAATTTAAATGCAAGTAACCTTGCAAGTGGAACTGTAGATAATGCAAGACTAGACGCAGATCTTGCTGCAATTGGAGGATTAACTTCAGCAGCAGATAAAGGAATTCAATTTACAGGTTCAGGAACTGCAGGAACTTTTGATTTAACAACTGCAGGTAAAGCTTTATTAGATGATGCAGACGCTGCAGCACAAAGAACGACTTTAGGTTTAGGGTCTATTGCAACTTTAAATACAGTTACTTTAACAACAGATACCACTGGAGATTATGTTGCAAGTATTACTGCAGGAGAAGGTATCACAGGAGCAGCTTCTGGTGAAGGATCTACTCCAACATTAGCAATAGATTTAAATGAACTTACAACTTCAACAGCGGATGCTGATGGTGATTTTTTTGCAGTTGTAGATTCAGTAGGTGCACAGAAAAAACTTACAAAAGGCAATATAGCTATATCAGGTTTTAATAATGACAGTGGATTCATTGATGGATCTTCTTTAAATGCTTCTAACTTATCTTCAGGAACGGTTCCTATTGCTAGAATAGATTTAAATTTATTAACTACTTCTACATCAGATGGTGATGGAGACTTTTTTGTTGTTGTAGATTCAGTTGGAGCTGAGAAAAAATTAACAAAAGCAAATATTAATATTTCAGGATTTAATAATGACAGTGGATTTACTACAAACACTGGAACGGTAACTTCCGTAGGAGTAACTGCTGGATCTGGTTTAACTGGTGGTGGAACGGTTACTACTTCAGGATCTGTAACCTTAAACGTAGGTGCAGGAACAGGTATTGATGTTGCAGCAGATACTATCGCAGTAGATGTATCTGACTTCATGACCAATGGTTCTAATAATAGAGTTGTTACTGCAACTGGAACCGATGCTATGAACGCAGAAGCAAACATGACATTTGATGGTTCAATTTTATCAGTAACTGGTTCAATAAGATCAACAGGTGATATAACAGCCTTTTACACTTCAGATAGAAACTTAAAACAAAATATTGTTAATATTGAAAATTCATTAGATAAAGTTTGTAAGTTAAATGGTGTTTACTATAATTGGACTAAAGAAGCTTTAGAAAAAAATAAACATTTTGTAGATGCAAAAGAAGTTGGAGTAATTGCACAAGATGTAGAAGCAGTGTTACCTGAACTTGTAGCTACAAGAGAAGACGGATCTAAAGCAGTTAGATACGAAAGACTTTGTGCAGTATTAATTGAATCTATAAAAGAACTTAAAAAAGAAATAGAAGAACTAAAAACAGGAGTTTAGAAGATGGCTTTTGCGGCATTCACTTCATTTTCAGAAACTTCTTTTTCTTCATTACCTTCTAATATTTATTTTAGTATTTCTGGTCAGCAAGTAAATACAACTTTAGGAAATATTGTAATAGACGCCGATGGAAATATTACAATTCAAACAGGCCCTGAAATTGCTTTAGATGTTAATTTAGGAAATGTTACAGTAGGGCTTGCTAGTTTTTTAGATATTCAAGGTCAAGAATTAAATATATCTCAAGGAGAAGAAATTATATCAGCTTCTGCAACTACAGGAGTTCTTACAGGAGAAGAAGTAAATACATCTGTTAATACAATTACTACTCAAGCTGGATCTAATATTATTATATCTGGTGAACTAGCAAATATTGTTGCTAATACAATTTCTGTATCAGAGGGTTCTGGAATAACAATTATTGGTCAAGAGTTATTCGTTAATTTAGAAACAATATCTATTTCTACTGGAAATACTATAGATATTACTGGAGAGGAATTAACAACTACAGCTAATACTATAACTATTAGTGCTTCAGCAACTACTGGTACTCTTACAGGAAATGGAGTAACTATTACATTAGCTAATATTGTTCCTAATTCTAATAATTTATTACCGATTAATGGAAATCAAATTAATATAACAGCGGCTACTTTAAAATTTTGGGATCCTATTACAGGAAATGTTACAGAAACTTGGACGAATATACACTAGACAAATGAAGACATTTATATATTATTAGAATATGGCATCAACTTTTACATCAAGATTAAAATTAGAAAGACAAGCATCTGGAGAAAATGCTGGTAATTGGGGTAATTTAGTAAATTACGTTTTTAATAGGATTGATAGTTCAGTAAAAGGTTATCAAGCAATTAGTGTTGCAGGTTCTGCTAATGTAACTTTAACTTCAAATAACTCTACAACTAACACAGATGATTCGGCAACAGATGACCAAGTACATAATGCTGTATTAGAATTTACAGGAGCTTTAACAGGAAATATTAATGTATTTACCGATGCTGTAGAAAGTAAATATACTGTATTTAATAATACTTCAGGTTCATATACTTTAACATTTGCTCCAACTGGAGGAACTGGAGTTGCTTTAACACAAGGTCAAAAAACTTTAGTATACACAGATGGAACCACTATGGTTGATATTTTATCTGATCAAGTTAGAGATTCAGACATAGGATCAACCGTTCAAGCTTATGATGCAAAATTAGATAATGTATCTAACGCTGCTGTAACTGATGGAAATTTTTTAGTTGGTAATGGTACAGCTTTTATTGCAGAATCAGGAGCAACTGTTAGAACTTCTTTAGGACTTGGTACTACAGACGATGTTCAATTTGACTCTTTTGGAGTTGGAACAGCAGCATCTGGAACTACAGGTGAAATTAGAGCAACAAACGATGTTACTGCTTTTTATTCTTCTGATGTTGCATTAAAAGAAAACATCGTAAATATTCCTAATCCACTTGAAGCAATTAAAAAATTAAATGGTGTATTATTTGATTGGAAAAAATCTTATATTGATCAAAGAGGTGGTGAAGACGGTTATTTTGTGAGAAAAAAAGATGTTGGAGTAATCGCACAAGAAGTAGAAAAAGTTTTACCAGAAGCAGTTGCTCAAAGAACAGATGGAATTAAAGCTGTTAAATATGATAGATTAACTTGCTTATTAATTGAAGCAGTTAAATCATTATCAGACAAAGTTGATAGCTTAATAAAAAAGGGGGACTAAAAAATGGCAGTTCCTACTACAAACGTTGGATTATCAAGCATCCAAACTGAGTTTGGTGGTTCTAATCCCATATCAATTTCTGAATACTATGCGGGTGGATCTTTTGTTC